TGCACACAGGTTTACAAGATCCTGCCACGACTGTTCAAATATGTTTATACGGAAATAGTTTGACCAATTTGGGTACAATAATCCGTCTAAACTACCGCCGATTCCTACAAGATTTCTATTGTTTTTGTGTACAGTAACAGGCTCAAACCAACTGTAATCGGGGCATAAATTTGGTGTTCTACCAAACTCTTTTGTGGCATATTCTTGACTAAGAGGATCTCTTACGCACCACATAGATAATTGATCTGTAACAGTTTTCCAACCGATATCCATGTTTTGCCATATGCTATTCACTATACTAACAGTGCATCCTGCCTCCAATGCACACTTTGCTAAATTTAGAATACTGATAGCACCTTGACGATTGTTGTGTAGTGTACCTTCGCCGTTTACAATAACATGATCTATGTTGTCCCAATCATTGAATCTAATATATGGAACACTTACAGGTATTTTTGTGATGTGATGATCTGATAGAGAATTGCAAATTGTGTTAACCACACTAGCACTTCCGCAATGAAAATTGCTAGTGTCGTTAACCAACAAAATGTTCATAGCTCGTCGGGAAAATCTCTATAGAGAAAGTGTTGAATGGTTTCTACGTCAACTAGTTGATTAAATGCTACATGATCATCTTCGATATTTTCTTCGTTGCGTAGGATAGCAGTCATGGCGTCGTCGAGTTGTTGCATATTTTTGAAATCCATTGCAATGTGGAATTCGGGCATATCCATACTACGAAATCCTAACTTCATACGAGTTAGCCTATAGCTTTCCATTCTGCCCATGTCTACCATGTGGTCTAAAAACTTTCGCATTTTTGTTGCAAAAGTGTGTGCATCTGTTTCTTCTGTGTGATCTGCAAAAACGTGATATACGTCCATTATGTCCTCGGTCCTAGTGTTTCGAATCCAGCTATTTGTTTTTTGTATTCATCTGCACCTCCTAGATACAAATAGTCAAAACCTCTAGCTTTGTATACTGCACATTCGTTGCGTAAACTGGAATAACCTAGTTTGAGTTTAGGATCTTTGTAATCCCATGCAAACTGTACAGCTTCTGCATTTTTACTATTATAGCGACGTATTAGACTAAATGCAACCAGTTTACTGTCGAGGTTGTAATAGCCAATTACATCGTTGTTAGGATCAGTGTATTCTTCTTCGAATATAGGCATTACACTGCGAAACTTTTTGTGTACACAATATTGATTGTAGATTTTTTCTAGTTGGTCAACATTCGGACTTGTGATTATACCATAATAATATGGACTCATTGTTTGATAGTTGGTTTTTGCTAGATTAATTCTTGCGTAAATCATACTCGTGGATCTTGTCTGTGGGCAAACAAATCTTGCAAGTACTCTTCGGGCCAATCATTGTAGAATCCTTGCTTTGCCATAATCTTTGCTCTTTGATTCAAATCACTTAGGCTTTGCACCAGTGCTAATGTGTATTTGCCTTGATTGAACACCACTCCGTTTACTTGTTCTACATGATCAGGGTGATCATCCAATGCAATAAGATCTGCTGGCAATAAAAATGCTTGATTTGCAGAGCTTATAATATCAGCAAATTCATCAGCAGTGTAAAAATTTTTTGGATATGCAAAGATAATCACTTCTTTGTCGCCTAATCCTGAATGACTTATTTTGTTTAAATCTTCGTCTGCTTCTGAGCCTAGCCTAACTTCGTAGCTGTTTTTTAATCTTGCACTTCTTGCAAAAGGACAAGGACTACGTCCGCCCAAAGCAGGGTGTCCTACTTCTAAAAAGTTTTCAATCCACTGATTTATGTCTTTTTGTACGTCTTCTAATTTCATTAGAAATATGGCAATCCAGTTTTTTTAGTCGTTTCCATGTTATCCTTGATTATTTCGCTGATTGATTTTCTTTCTTGGTGACTTAGGTTGCATGCTTCGTTATAAGTTAAACCGCCTCGCATGTGCCAACATAGTTTAAACAAATCATCTCGTATACCCTTAACTTCTTTATCCTGATTTTCGATTATCTTTGCAATACGATCAGGACTAGAGGTTAAGAGTCTTGCCCGAAAAAATTTGAGACATCCAGTGTAAATGGTGTTGTATACTGATGTTGACATTCACTGCATTGAGCATCTACAGGTTTTATGGTACCGTCGGCCCGTAGTTTCATTATGTGTTCTTGTATAACTTTATACATGCCAGCATCGCAGTTGCGTATAAACTCTTTGATGTGTTCCTGATTATCAACAACATCGCCAGCGGCTCGTATCATGCTTATGCTATTGGTGATTGCAACCACATTCATTTCTCCGAGCTTGATCATAGCATTGTTGATCAATTCGAGTTTTTGTTCGTCGGGCATGTCTGCATCGGGCACAGCACTCAGTATTTTTTGATCTTCGAATTGTTCAATAGCATTTTTGTTTTGCTGCCTGTAGTTTAATGGTTTGAAATATACTTCGATATCTCCCTTTTGCACTGTGGTTGTATAATCAGGCATGCCAATTTGTTCCATGACACCTCTTAAATCCAAAACAAAATTGTTTTCCTCACTACAATTTGGACATTGACTTTCTATCTCTAGTTCATGACCGTAACTTGCAATGCGAATAGCAACAAGCACAGCATCGAGATCAGCAGTGCTCATTTCCCACGGATCAATGATATTTGGAACACAGCTTTTAATTACATTGATTACTGCACTACCGTTGAACAAACCATCTGCTGTTCTATATGTAATTTCGTCTAGCGCAGTCATTGGGAATACCGGTAGTTCGCTGTTTGGCGGCATGTCTAACGTGCCTTCGGGGTAATGTGCTCCGTTGCTAGGCAACTGCATATAAATTGCAGGTTGTCTAAAAAAACGTTGTAGCGGGTTGTTGCTCATACAGTAAAATCCTTGGATAAATATTGTAAAATTACTTATCGGACGAAAACCACCATGGCACAATATAAAAATGATGAGCTAGAACGAATTTTTAACGATTTCGGAAGTATGATGGAAGAGCTAAAGAGAAGTGGCTCTTTGCCAGTGTTCCAATTTGAGCGACTGCAACGCACAACAAAAATGACAGCCGATACACTAGACGGCAAGTTCAACAGAGCTGTAAAAGCTGCTGAAGTAAAATTAGAACAATTTTCAAAAAGTGGGTTAGGTAAAACCACAAAAGCCATCGGTGGACTTGCAAAAAGTGCCGGCGATACAGCATTTGCTGCTCGTAAAAATCGTGAAAGTTTCGAAAGTTTAAATCCAGTAATTGATGCGGCCGCTGCAGCATTGAGTGCTATTCCAATCTTTGGTGATGCGGCCGCTAAAGCTACTGCGGCAGTTGGTAAGTTTGCTACAGCAGAACTTGACGAAAGTGTAAAAGCATTTCAAACCATAGGCAGTGTGGGTGCTATTGCAGGAGAAGGTGTCACTGGATTACGAACAGCCGCTGAGCGCACTGGGTTAAGTTTTCAACAACTTTCAAGTGTTGTATCTAATACCAGCGGTAGTTTAGCATTTGCTTTTGGAGGCACTGCATCAGGTTTGCAAGAAATTGCAAAGATTACACAAGCTGCTCAGCCATTTAGATCTGAACTACTAAAGTTAGGATTTAGTTTCCAAGAGCAAAGCGAAGTGTTTGCAGAATCCATTGAGCGAGATGCAAGGCTAGGACGAATCCAAGGAAGAAGCACAGCAGATTTGGCACAAAGCAGTGCTCAGTATGCAAAAAATTTAGCTGACTTGAGTCGTTTAACTGGACTAAGCACAGATGCTGCACAAAGCGAACTTGATGCACAAATGAGCAACATACGTTTTAGAAAAGCAATCAGTGGCATTGATAAAGATGTTGCGGACTCAATTAGTAATGTCGGTGTGGTAATTGCCGGTTTAGGCAAGGATCCTGAACTAACCAGAGGTTTTCAGGATCTAGTAGCAGGATTTGGTACAGAAGCTGCAACAAACTTTACTATTGCCACAGGCGGCGTAGGCAAAGAAGTTGCAGACTTATTGAAAGCAGGTGCTATTACTGAACAAGAAGCAATGTCTAGATTACAAACAGCATTCCAGGCAACTTACGAAAAATTACCTGCCCAAGTGTTGGGAGTCGGTACTGCATTTGATGCTACTGCATTAGGCATGGCAAACATTGCAACAGCGCAAATTGATTATAATAAAGCATTAGAACAAGGCAAAGCAGTTGTAGGAGCACAAGATAGTGCAACTGATGCAATGGTAAACGCACAAGAATCATTGCAACGTCTTGCAACAGAAGTTGATACCTTTGTAAACAATAATGTTTTCCCTCATGCAACTGATGTTGTAGAAAGTTTGACAGGAAGTTTAGCAGATCTTGCTGGCATGATTAACAGTGTAACTGGATCAACTAGAACAGTGCCTCAAAGACAAATGGGAGGACCTGTGCTAGGAGGACAACCTTACATGGTTGGGGAAGCAGGTCCTGAATTGGTTGTACCAAAATCCAGCGGTACCGTGATACCAAGTGATCAACTAGTTGCATTATTTGAACAAACCAGCAAAATGCAAGGCGGATCATCTCTTGTGGAAGGCATGAAGAGAACATTTCTTCCGGGAATTGGATATGCGACGAGTTACAATGCAGGCGGGATGGGTAATGCAAAAATTACAGATTTTGCTGGAAACATCCTAGGAGAGCAAACTAATGTTAATGATCTAAGCACTAACACTCAATTCAGAGAAACATTAAGCGGCCCGAGAGATTCGTATGCTAGTAGTGTACTAGGCACTGATGCTATCAGCAGTATCAGCAGCAGTGGTTTCTATGGATCAGGGGCTGATAAAATTACAGCAACGTCCCAAGGAGCAATGACTCAGGAAACAGCCGAGGCATTAATCGCAGAATTAAGAACTATTGCACAAAATACTAGAACAGGCGCCGATGCTAGCAAGAAGTTAGTAAGGGCGCAGAGCTAAAGATAAATACACTACTATGGCAGAATCAAACAAAGGCTGGAAAAAATATTTCAAAGTTGCCAATCAGTCAGGCACAATGAGTCCTATCAGTGGAAGCGCAGGTAGTGGTAGCACCGGAGGCGGTGACTTTGGATTTAGAAACTGGGCGAGCAGTTTGCCTGAAGTATACTCAGGACATCCCAACCGTATCGAGCGTTACAATCAATACGAAAACATGGATTGTGACAGTGAAGTAAACGCTTGTCTTGATATTCTTGCTGAGTTTTCAACACAAACAAATTCATCCAACGGTACGCCTTTTGAAGTATCTTACACCGAAAAACCCACGGACAACGAAGTAGAAATTATCCGAAAGCAATTACAGCAGTGGACAAAATTAAATCAGCTTGAAAATAGAATTTTCAAAATGTTCCGTAATGTTTTAAAATACGGCGATCAAGTGTTTGTTCGTGATCCAGAAACTTTTGAAATGTATTGGGTTGATATGACCAAAGTTCGTAAAGTTATTGTAAACGAAAATGAAGGCAAAAAGCCAGAGCAGTATGTTATCCAAGACATCAATCCTAATTTTCAAAACTTGACTGTTGCGCCTAAAACAACCAGCGACTACGGTATGAATTCGCCTAATAACACAGGAAATGGCGCAACACAGAATTATTCAAGTCCTTTAACACCCGGCGCATCCGGTGGTAGTAGATTTCAGCAAACCATTAACGAAACTACCATCGACGCTGAACATGTTGTACATTTAAGTTTAAGCGAAGGTTTGGATTACCATTGGCCGTTTGGACAAAGTGTACTAGAAATGATTTTCAAAGTGTTTAAGCAAAAAGAACTGCTCGAAGATGCTATCCTAATCTATAGGGTACAACGTGCGCCAGAAAGACGTGTGTTCTATATCGACACAGGTAACATGCCAAGTCACCTTGCTATGCAATTTGTTGAGCGTGTTAAAAACGAAATTCATCAACGCCGAATTCCTACACAGAACGGCGGCGGTCAAAACATGCTAGATGCTAGCTATAATCCGCTTAGTATCAACGAAGATTACTTCTTCCCTCAAACAGCCGAAGGAAGAGGTTCAAAAGTAGAAACACTACCAGGTGGTGATAACCTAGGACAAATTGATGATCTACGATACTTTAACAACAAGTTATGCCGTGGATTGCGAGTGCCTAGCAGCTATTTGCCTACTGGACCAGACGAATCAACACAGCCAATGAATGATGGTCGTGTCGGAACTGCTCTTATACAAGAACATAGATTTAATCAGTATTGCGAAAGACTACAGCGTCAAATTTGTCAAAAACTTGACGACGAGTTCAAGATGTTTTTACGTTGGAGAGGTTTTAACATCGACAGTGGACTGTTTAACATTACTTTTACTGCTCCGCAAAACTTTGCTAGTTACCGTCAAGCAGAGCTAGACACAACACGAATGCAGGCATTCGGTGGACTAGAACAATTGCCTTATATGAGCAAACGATTCTTAATGAAAAGATACCTAGGTTTAACCGAAGAAGAAATTCAAGAAAATGCTGAACTGTGGTCAGAAGAATCTGATAATGCTGAAATGAATTCGGTAACTGGGCAAGATCTGCGTAGTGTAGGTGTGAGCCCGGGTGCAATGAGCTCGGATATTGACCTCGGCGGAGAAGTCGAAGCTGATGCAAATGCCGAAGTTGGCAGCGAGGCTGATATAGCACCTATTGAAACACCGCCTGCAGGATAAATATTTGTATGAAATTATTTGAATTTTTTGACGCAAACAGTAAATCAGCTTATGATGTTGACAACGGTCATCAAGACGTTGCTGATGATAACAGTGTGCCAACAATGTACGATACTCGTAAAACAAAACTCACGTTGAAGCAAATTAATAAACTTAGACAACTTAACGACGTTAGAATGTACGAATATCAAGAAAATTTAAAACAAATTAAAAAACAATACGCACCGCCGGCTGCACCTGCACTTTAATGATTTTTGGATGATTTTTTTGTATAGTAGGAAAAATCTCCCATTTTCTACCCAGAATACCCCCTAATTTTACCATTTTCTCCTAGACTGTGTAAATATATTACAGAGCCATTACATGGAGGATTCTAAATGAACAAGTTTGAGCAACTTATTGAGTTTGTAATCAACGACGAGCAGGATAAAGCACAAGAGCTTTTCCACGAAATCGTAGTTGAGAAGAGCCGTGATATCTACGAGAGCATCATGGCCGAGGAAGAAACTGTTGAAGAAGACGTTGAAGAAGTTACAGAAGACGAAGTAACTGAAAGCGAAGAAGAAGCAGTTGAAGAAAGTTTTGATGTTGAAGAAGAAATTGGCGGTAGCGAAGCTGTTGATTTGATGAATGACATCGAAGCAGAAGAAGAAGGTATTACCCTAGGCGAGGAAGAAGGCGAAGACGAAGACGCAGCAGAAGATCTAGAAGATCGTGTAGTAAGCGTTGAAGACAAGCTAGACGAGCTTATGGCAGAATTTGAAGAGCTTATGAGCGACCTAGACGCTGATCAAGATGGCGATCACGACATGGCTGATCATGAAGCAGAAGAAGCTGAAGAAGCTGGCGATGAAATGGAAATGGAAATGGAAAGCCTTGAAGAAGGTGCTGACCTAACAGCCGCTCCTAAGCCAGTAACAAGCGAAGAAAGTTTTGTTAACACAGATGGTGCTAACAACGACAACGCTGGTGACAAAGGTTCGGAAGCTGAAGCAGTTGAATTTGTAGGTAGCGAAGAAAAAGGTCGCACTGCACCAACTGCACAAGATCAAGGCGGCACAACTGCTCCTGATCTTAAGAAAGTATAAGGAAACCAGGTATGGCTCTTTACCTTAAAGAAAATCTTACCTTCGACAACGCTAAAATCACTTTGAAAGAAGATAGCGAAGGTAAGAATCTTTTTATGGAAGGCATCTGCATTCAAGGTGGAGTCAAAAACGCTAATGAACGTATCTATCCTGTGAGTGAAATCAGTAAAGCTGTTGAAACACTTAACGAACAAATCAAAGATGGAAGCGTTCTAGGTGAAGTTGATCACCCGGATGACCTTAAAATTAACCTTGACCGTGTGTGTCATGCTATTGATAGCATGTGGATGGACGGTCCAAATGGTTACGGCAAACTTAAAATTCTACCAACTCCGATGGGAGAACTTGTCAAGACCATGCTCCAAAGCGGAGTAAAATTAGGTGTTAGTAGTCGTGGAAGCGGAAACGTTGATCCACACACAGGACATGTCAGTGATTTTGAAATTGTCACTGTAGATGTAGTTGCCCAACCTAGTGCGCCAAATGCGTATCCTAAGGCTATCTATGAAGGACTTATGAACATGAAGTATGGTCATAACGTTCTTGAAATGGCTAGGGAAGCTGGGGAGGACAACAAAGTACAAAGATACCTGAAGGATGAGGTAACTCGTCTTATCAAGGATCTTAAGATTTAGGAGAATCGCATGCTAGATGCTATCAAACCATTATTGGATAGCGATCTGATCAATGAGGACACTCGTCAAGCTATCTCAGAAGAATGGGAAGCTAAGATGACTGAAACTCGTGAGACGATTCGTGCAGAACTACGTGAAGAGTTTGCACAACGCTATGAGCATGATAAATCAACGATGGTTGAAGCCCTAGATCGCATGGTAACAGAAGGCTTGCAAGGCGAGATTGAAGCAGTTAAGGCTGAAAAGTCTGCACTCGCAGAAGATCGTGTTAAGTTCAATGCTAAAATGCTAGAAGGTGCTGAAAAGTTCAACACTTTCTTAGTACAAAAGCTATCAGAAGAACTTAGTGAGCTACGCAAGGACAGAAAAGCACAAAGCGAAGGTTTCGAGAAATTGGAACAGTTCGTTATTGGTGCATTAGCTGAAGAAATTAAAGAATTCGCGGCAGACAAGCAAGACGTAATCGAAACTAAGGTTCGTCTAGTTGCAGAAGCACGTGATCAACTTGAAGGTCTGAAAGCTAAATTCATCTCAGAAAGTGCTTCTAAGATGAGTAATGCTGTTAGCAAGCATCTTAAGGCTGAAATGAGTCAACTAAAAGAAGACATCCAAGCTGCTCGTGAGAACAACTTTGGACGTAAGATTTTTGAAGCATTTGCTACAGAGTTTGGCGCTACACATTTAAATGAAAATGCTGAAGTGCGTAAGCTGATGAAAGCAATTGAAAACAAAGATCAACAGTTGGCTGAAGCCATCAAAGCTCAAGAAAACGCTAAAGTTATTCTTGAGAGTAAGGAAACAGAAATTCGTATGATAAAAGAGTCTAATGAGCGTACTGCTACATTAGAAGAACTTCTAAGCCCTCTAAATGATGAGAAGAGAGAAGTAATGACGAATTTGTTAGAAAGCGTTCAGACATCCCGTTTAAAGAATGCTTTTGAAAAATATCTACCAGCAGTTTTAGCTGAAGGTAAGGCAAAGACTAAAGAAGTAATTGCTGAATCAAGAAGTGAAGTTACTGGTGATAAATCTGCGAAGGTTGTAACGGACGAGAAAGTTGCTGATGAAAGCAACGTTATCGCTCTTAAGCGCCTAGCAGGGCTTTAATTAAAGGAAGGAGACTTAAATGTCACAAGATCTACTAGAAAGCCGTTGGGATGAAACCAAAGAAGCCCTACTAGAAGGCTTGAATGGTTCTCGTCGTTCAACAATGGGTGTTAT